CTGAAGTGCATGTAATCGACTTCAGCATCTCTGTTATCGAAAGGCCGTGCTCCCCAAACAGTAATGCGACCAGTGAACGAATCTTTAATTGAGATTGCGAGGATCTCTTGATCTGCGGACTCAATATTAGGGAAACCGTTCTCTGCTGCGGTCTCGATATCAATGGTGAAAACACGGATATTGTTTGAATCGAATTTGATCTCATCTTCTGGATGTTCATTTACAATATACTGATATAGAAATCTACTGTTTCCATATATGTTAAAATCTTCTACTTCCTTATACTGTCTCACAAAATCTCGTGCTTCAGTAATAGAACCAAACTGATGTGGTTCTACACAGTCACCTTCTAGAGTTCTCCATTCAGAATAATTCTTTGAAGGCAAAAATAGCGTGGGGTTGAAAGGAACCCGCACGCTATATCTGTTACCATTATCATAACCACGAACTAACAGGCGATTACCTGCTTGCTCAACACTGGTGTAGAACTTCATTCAATCTCGGAAATATATCGGGCAAGTAAATCCTTGCTAGGATCCACGAGAGTAGTTATATCAGATGACCTGACTGCTACCTCTTTATGGTCTGAGAATGGAGGCCATGTCTCAAGATTACCATCCGAGTCTAGCACCTTTGGTGAAGTTAGTATGCAATCAGGGTCACCTGGTAAAGTGTCCTCCTCTACTGCATCAACCTGCGCTATCAACCACTGGTTCGATAGTCTCAGTAGGCTCGCTTGTATCTCCATCTTTTTGTTCCTCTGGGAAGAATATGTTTTCGTTCTTGACTCCGTAGTCAGCTAATTTCTCAGTGTAGTTACTTAGTATATTATTATCTGGGAATACAACACTAATGATATGTTCTCCACTAATACGATGCTCCTCTACTGGACTGAAAGGACACCAACGCTCATATGTAATTGGCATTGTACCATCTTCATTAGCTTTGCCTAGAGATAAGGTGTAAGGATATATTAATCTATATCCAACAACTCTATTCTCTTCATCTTCAGTACGAACCTCAGCAAAGATAGTTAGTACACGTTCACCAGTTGTTAATGTAACTATACGCACATTATGATTTGTAATCAACTGATTTGATTCAGGAGTTTGTGTCATCTTCTATTTCTTTTTTTTCTTGGATTTTTTGTAAGTAGGATTTTTCTAATCCTGGTTCAGGACTACTGATTGTCATCACACAATCATAGGGAATCTTAAAGTGCGAATCTGGACTGTAAGGATTCCACTTGCTGTATTTAACAGTATACTCTGCTCCCAACTGCTCTGTCAAGTACTGGGGTTGTTGTGTATCCAAATGCAGAACATAAGGATCTTCCATCAGGAGGCAAAGACCTTTTTTATCTTCACCTTCCTGATCATAGACCTCTTTAAGTTCCGTAATGACACGTTCCCCTGTCTTCAGAGTAATAATTGATACGGACATATTAACTCAACTTTGAATATAGTATAACACTAAGAAGCAGAAGCGTCAAGCTTTTGAAGTTCTTTTCCGAACCAAAGCTTATGCTTCTGCGCTTCTGGTATATGCTTTTGTAAATCAATTGTTAGAAGTCCATTCTCAAATGTAACGTTATCGACTTCTACGTCAGCAGCGATCTGCCAACTTCTAGTAAATGATCTTGATGCTATTCCTTTATGTTTGTAGGGTTCATCCTTCTTTGCTGGATGTGCTGCTACAGTCAGAACATTTCTCTCTGTTGTGACTGAGATATCATTTCCTGAAAATCCAGCAAGAGCGATTTCCAAACTGGTTCTACCATCAGGTCCGTCAATGACGTTGTAAGGTGGGTAATTAGTTCCACCTGCTGCGAGAGATTCAAGTCTTTGAAATGTTTCATCAAAACCAATGGAAAATGGTGTGTAGTTTTGCCACACGAAATGTGCTAGGTCTTTATTGCCCATGATTGTTAGCTCCTTTAATAAGCGAGTTTGTGTTTTGTGGACCCCGAAGGCATCCATAATTAATTATAACACAAGACTCCAATCATAGAGGACGGTTTACCGCCAAGGTTGACCGCTTCGTCTGGATGATTTTAAATTATAATAAAGATTCACGCAGGAAACTATAGCTATAATTGCTAGAAGAACTGTATCAATCATTAGTCTGTTTCTTTCTTCCTATATTATACTTACTTTCTAACGTCCAATCATTTTTTTCTTTGAATGCTAATACTTTAATCTGATTCAATGGTGCTAGATCAGAAATAGTATCCTTATCAACAATAGATATCAATCCCCAGTCTGAAAGAAGTTGGATGATTCTATTCCTACGTTGTATGTCATTTAATGATAAGTTAGTCTTCTTACCATCTAATGCAAATAATTCTTTGAAGTGTACGATATAATACTTACCTTGCTTGTGTAGTATATGACAAGATTGATATATCTTTCTCTCTTTACGAGATGCTACTCCTATTCTTGTTAAAGTCTCACGGACTTTTAGGAAGTCATCGGGTTCATTTAGAACCACTTCGACCATATCAGATTGCTTCCACTGGATCTCATTTTCGACGCTCATTTCCACCTTTCCTTAACAAATGTGCAATTGTATCTAGATCATCCTTAGTGAGAATCCTGAGTGCTTGCAGAGCCTTATCATCATTATAACCATAATACTCTTTAACTATATCAAGATATTCAATAGAATCTTTTCTAGCCCAAGGAGAGAATCTCTTTCTTGGTTTCACACTATTTATTAAAAAATCATATTGCAAACGCTTTGGCAGATGAGAGTTTCTATTCATCTCATTTGACAAAAGTATAGTATCCATGAAAGATGACAAGCATCTATTCACTACATATGCTGGATACTTTTTCTCTGCATCAATATCATCATCCAATATATTCTTCTTGGATTGATTGATTGAGTACAGGTAATCTTTTAGTTGGTACATCATTCCAATGGCGTATCACGCCAGCAGTAATAAAACAATTAGTAACAAGATAACTGACAAAGATAATGCTGCGAATAACGCATACTGCATTATCATACTTTGCAGTCTTATTATCCTCGAAACTTCCCAAGGCATACTTCCAAACCTCCCAAACTTTCATTATGTAAAAACTGCATTAACACTTACAACTTTAGCATTTGGGTTACGTGCTAAAGCAACTTGTCTTGCCTCTGCATAGTTACGAGCTTGTACTGTCTCTGTAAAGACTGTACCAGACACATAGAGTTTAACTTCACACTTCATAATTTAATAGGACTAGTTCCTTCCTTGCTGCTTGATCTTTAGTATAGCATCCCACAGATCTCATGGTGTAAGTGTGTGCAAATTCCCCAACTGTCCACTCCTTAAAACGATCCCTTACAAGTTGAGAACTATTATATGAGATTAACATAGGAGATGTGAAGGCATCACAATCAGAAGCAAACTGATCATGATCAAACTTCTTATGCATACCACCCTTTCTACCATAGAGATTATCTTTGATATCATAAGGTGGATCTAGATATGTAAATACATTCTTTTCATCTGATAACATTCTTTCATAAGAAAGATTTGTTATTGTCCATCCTTCAATAAGCTTGGAGTATTCGCTAAGTCTTTCAATTCCATTGAAGGAGAAGTTGGACTCGGATGCTTGTGGCGAGAAGGAAGAAGACTCAGTAAGACCACTAAAGGAACACTTGTTAACGATATAAAAAGCGACGGCACGAGCAAAGTCCGATTTTTCTTTGTCATTCACATCCTCCTTGGATTGATTAAATAATTTTCTTGCAGTATCTCTATCAGGATGCATGTTCTTCTTTGAAAAGATAGCATCCTGAAGATCCTGACCATTATGCTGCAACTCACACCAAAAATTACATAGAGGTTCATACAGGTCATTGACCCATATCTCTATGTGAGGATACCTCTTTGTAATTTCTAGTGAGACAGACCCACCACCAAGAAAGGGTTCTCTAAACTCTCTTACCTGGGAAAGGTCTGGGAGGTACTGCAATAGTTTTACTACTGCTCTGCTCTTGCCCCCTGGATATCTGAGTGGTGTCTTCAGTGACTTTAGTGTCTTTGGCATAATAAGGATTTGGTCTTTTTAGTTCGGTCATTTCTGATCTCCATACCACTCTTCTGGTATATATCAGGTTACCATCAATTTTGAATTCTGTCAAGCATAAAATAATTGTAAAGATGATTTCGGTTCTTCAGGTTGAACAATAATATCTTGTCCCTTTGAAGTTTTCATCTTACTTTTATTAACAACATTACCACCATAATAATCTTTAGCAGCTCTAGAATTTTCTTTCTGTCTACAACGTTCTAAGTTAGGCAGATAATTATGTCCTGGATTATGATTCTTATGATTAATCATTAGCAATGAATCAATATAAATCTGTGCTTTCTCTGGAATATCATCCCACACATCTGCAATTAAAGGAGGAGGATCTCCAGAGATAGGATTGAAAGCCCACATCAATAACTGATGTGTATAAAACTTAACAAGTACTGTGTCTTTAGAATCTCCACAAGCAGCATAATCATAATCAAAAAAATCATTTGGGAAGACATAAGAAATCCTCTTGTGTCCTAAAACACAAGAGTTATCTACAGTATGCATAATTCTTTTATGATTATGATCTATTATCCTTTCAAATCCTCGTGAACCTAATTTTTTAGGCCCTCTCCTGAGATGACTGGCAACTCTACCATGAGATGATATTGAATACCAATCATGTAATTTATATTCAGAACCAGTATTGATAATGAAGTGTCTCCATTGTTCTGGTCCTGAAGCTTTAATTAATTCTTCTTCTGTGTGATAGATCATTATTCAGGGTCTCCATATTCTTCAGGATAAGGTATCCAATCATTATATCTGTCACATAAATTACAGACATACTTTGCAAAGTGTTTTAATTTTGGTGTCAATACTATTCTCATAGAACAAGACTTACAATCATCATATTTACATGTATAATTTACATTCCAATCTGTAGTATTTTCCTGTTCATATATCAAATGATCTAATGTTGCTTCTGAGTATGATTCTTCTTCTATACATCTTGATATTCTATATTCACTATTTTCATATTCCTTTTCTTTTCTTTCTTCAGCACGTTTCTGCCACTCTTCTGCTTCTTTCCTAAATTTCTCTCTTCGTCTTTCACCATCCCATTTATCCCATTTCTTTCTCTCTCTACTCCATTTATTATATAATTTCTTAACATCAGAATCCAAACGATTAGGATCATACTTGCCAATCTTGGCAAATGCATCCTTTAAACGTTGTGGTGGTATTGGCTTCTTCATCTAAATTCACAACTCATCATAATCTCTGTAAGACATGCAAGCATGTTAATCTCTTGATCAGGAACAATAGTAATGTCCCTCATATACTTTGCTATGATAAGAACTGCCTCTGGAATAGAAGCAGGTTTCAATACATCATACAAACTATCATAAAC